GTTATATACAAGTTGCTGTTCAAGCGGAATTTTCTGTTCTTTCATTCAATCACCTCTTCCATCTTCTCTGCCCCGTATTTCGCCACACATACATTATATAAGAGCATAGCGCGAGTCATAAGGCCAACTCCGCCGATACGAGGTGTTACTTTGACATCCTTCATATCATAAACAGCATCAGTACAATCGCCGTGCTGCTTTCCGTTCTCGTCATAGTTGATACCAACGTCGATGCAAACATCCGTATCAAATAAATCAAACGTCGAAATAAAGTCACGCTTACCAACGGCGGAAATAATAACATTGACTATTCCAAATCCGATGGCAGTGGCTTTCATGGCGGAGCCAGTACTATTAACAGAGATCACATTACAGTGTCGCTTAATCAGCATATCAACCAGCGGACGACCTACGATATCAGACTGACCACACACAAGCACATTCTTGCCATCCAGATTGTAACCGATGGAGTCAAAAATCTTCATAACGCCCAGTGGAGTGCATGGTTGAAATGGAGATGTAGAATTAAAACCATCAACATCAACCGCGTCTGGAATGTAGATATTTTTGGGATTGATATGTTTTGGCAGTGGCAACTGAACAATGATGCCATCTGCTTCTTCATAAATACGATTCTGCAATATCATTTTATTTAATTCATCTTCAGTCGTTTTCTCTGGTAACTTGATATATTTTGCTTTAATTTTAACCTCTTCACAATCTCGCAGCTTGCCGCGAATATAAGCATCGGACGCAGGGTTATTCCCCACTTGATAAATATACAAAACAGGAGCGTAGTCGGCTTCTGCGATAATATTCTTGATTTTATTTTTGATATCTTGTGCAATAGATTTACAATCAATAATCATTGTGAACCTCCTTTATATTCACTACTACTATACAGAATATTTCGTAGCTGATTGATAAAACCATCCACAACGCATTCACTACAATCTAAATTAACCGTGCACATGCCACAGCTCTCGGTATAATGGTGCAGTAGATCTTCGATTGATCTTTTATAATATTCTGTTTGGTCTTTATAAAACCCTAATTCTTCCATAAGAATCACCTCGTTACTGTACTAACTCCATTATTTTTAATCTGTCCTTTTTGAACATGAATTATTACAGAGTCAGCATTAACAGTATTGGTTGACTTATATTCGATATATGGAGCGTTGCTATCATATACAATTTTTACATGTCCTTTGATATTCATATAAGTGCCATTACAAAGAACAGTAAGCATCTCATAATTTTCTGCTGGGACATTAGATACCATAGTGGATGTATATCCGTAGATGCCGGGTTCCAGTTCTTCAATAGTAGCAGTCCACTCAATCGGATTATAATGACGATAGATACCATCGCCAATCGCCCATACAAAATATCCAACAATAAGAGTAATGAGCACACCGACTGTCAAAAACAAGATCTTTTCTCCAAGGGTGAGTTTTTCGTTATTACCATCCAAGTTCAACACCACTTTCGTTTACAATATAGATGCCGTTGTCTTTCAAATACTCAATAAATTCTTCATGTGGTAATTTATGAGCAAGCTCACAAATAGTGTAGTTATTTCTGCCCTTTACCCACTTTGTTTCTTTACGCAAGCAAGACCATTGATGTACACGAAATTCTTTGCAATGCCATTTTAAATGAAAGGCATCCGTACACAAATCGCAAATTGGTATCTCTACATAGAAGTCACCAGGATAGCGTTTTCTTCGCCACCACTCCATGTCATAGAATACAATACCATAGAGTTCAGGATAATCTTCAAATCCATGTTCTCTAAGATAAGCAAACCCTAATCCATTGATGGTCCATTCTGGCGACCTTGGAACTGTATACCGAAGCTGCGATTCTGTATGCGAGATACAGGCATTGTTATTTTTTCCGTCGATGCCCATAATGTACCAGTCTGATCTATAATAGCCTATTTGTTTAGTCACAACTAATCACCTCCCCCGTATCATCACCCAACGGCCACGTGCATCCATAAAACGTTCCCAAATTTTCGATTTTAAAATAGTACCATTTTTTCGTCACGTAGTCATAAATACTGTAGCAAGTGCAACGGTTATCCGGCCAATGGTTCTTTTTAATAGCATCAATATCAAGTTCTAAAAATCGTTTGATTTCGGATAATTTATATGAAGCAAAAATATAATCCCATGGGCCACGCCAATGGATAAACCACATGTGCTCTACGAAGTTCGGCCATTCTACAGAAAATCGTTCGACTGGTTTACTTCTGTCAAAATTCTTATATTGAAGAAAATAGTTGCTGATACCGTGTACACCAGTCCAATAATGGTCTTTAGTGCAGATGAAATGAGAATAGCTTTCCCATTCTGGATTTTGTATTTCCCAGTGATTCTTTTCGATTGAAAATCTATCGTCCATTCAATCTACCTCATAAAAGTCTAGTTCTTAAAAAATAAGCTTACGCTGATATTTATTTAAAACTTCCTGAATCTCATCAACAAAACTTTCAACAGCAGAATCTACTTTTTCTTTCTGATATTCTTCTACAGAATCCACATCAACGTCAATATTGATTACATCATTATGGTATGGCTCTCCAGTCAAATCAATTCCATAGTTGATTTCATCGAACGGAGCCTCATACCAGTTACCGTTTTCTCTATTAACAACCCAAAAGGTCAATTCGGTATTTTCATCATAGCCTATTTCATTCAGCTTTTTGATAAGCTCTACAACTTTCATCTCTTGCACCATCCTTCGATTTTCTCACATACTCTACAAATCGCATCACTGAAGTCAACCTTCGTTTGCATTAGAAACAGTTTGAAGTACGCTCTCCGCTTCTTTGCGAGCCACTAATCGTTGTTCATGTTCTTTGTTAGCGATTTTTTCTTGCTCATGTAATTCAAGTCCTTTCAACCAGTAAGATGGGCATTCATAAATTTTTTCAAGTGTGTTTGCATCGCAAAAGTGTTCTCGATCTCTACTGTTGTAATCATAATATCCAATAAATGACAGACCATAATCACTTATTACAACGTTATCTTTTAAAAGGACCGGACGTTCATCCATGACCTTGACCCAACCGAGGAAGTTTTCGCAAGATTCGGCGCAACTATCTCTTGTTTGCTTCCTAAAAGCGCATACTTCTTTATGTAGACATTTACTGCAAATAGCCATTTTTCTCACCTCTTTCTAAAACATACATTTTAATCGTCAAAAATTTCTTCTCGTAGAACCGGTTCATTATTACTCTCTACGCGATTACCGCATTCTGGGCATTTTGTTAAATAAAACAAATTCACATCCAGTGCCTTTGCAACAGAAACGCCTTCTGAATCAGACCAAAATTCACAACCACAGTTGCATTTAAAGTGATATGCAAATTCTTTCGGAGTCTGCTTGTGTTGAATAATCTTAATCGCCATCGGGCACCTCCACGGTAAAAATAGTTTTAGTTGCTTCTTTCCAAGAAACAAACTCAGATCCAGCAACTTCCGCTCTACATCTATAGCACGCAATCACATTATTCTCAGGAATATCCAAATCAGGACTTTCAAAAGAAGCTACTCGAATCTTAGTTGTGCAACCACAGTTCTTGCATGGAAACACGATTACTGGATTTTTCAAACTATCAGTTTTATGCATACTATCACCTACAATATGCGTGTAAAAAGGCAGATTCTCTTGCAAGCAGTCTCATCCTAATTCCACAAGTGCATTTGCACTCAGGACATTGTATTTCTGCCGGACGCCCTGTATTATCATATTTTTTTACCGTTTCACTAACAGGTCGTGCCGGTAAAGGCCATATATGAAATTCAGATCTTTTAGCTTCGAATATACATCCGCAAGAATCACAAGTCACTTTATATAACTTTTCAGATTCTTTTGTCTTAACCGTTCCATGCTTTATAACATTCATATACTTATTCCTCCCACCCACCCGTAAAATCTTAATTAACAGCCATATTCAAATTCATCAAGAGTGGATGTAATGTCATACGACTCACCCTCTGGTTCGTGACCGATCTCATAGAATCCGTGGAAGTGTTTTGCATCTTCCTTAAATGCGATCACGTCTTCATCATAATAACTTGCCGCCCTCTGCCATGCACGATAATCTTTTTCAAGTTCTGTATTAAGATATCTGTTGTGGAGTCGCTCAATCCATTCGTCTTTGATCTCAAGAGAAGGATAGATTGCAAAAATAAATTCATAGCCGCTTTTCAAAAGCTGCTTACGTACAGTATCATGAGAAGATACAAATACATCATAGCCATGCTTCGATAAATCAATAGCAACATTACAATACGATTCTACCCAGCTACCGTCTTTGATAAAGTTACTACTTTCAAGATCAATCACGTTATACCCATGGCTGTTTGCGTATGTGCTTTTCCCGATACACGGATATCCAACAATAATCATACTATCCTCCGTAAAATTTACCTTTTTACTTAATACCGTACTTAGCCTTGACCTTCTTCAGCGTTTCACTCTTGTTGTGATAGTCATCGCGAGCTGCCTGATAAGCAGTCATTTTCTCTGCCAGAACACGCTTTGCTTCGGCCTCTGCAACATCAGCCTCTGCCAGCTCCTTGTTCAAAACAAAGCCACTCGTCTTGATACCATCGATAAACCCGTCCATGCGATCCTTCTTGACACTTTTCTCACCCATTGCACCAGTATCAGTGTTGAACATCTTTACAATAGAATCCTCGACACCGGCGATATTGTAAACATAAAAATACTTAGCCATAATTTACTCCTCCTCAACTTTTTCAAATTTAAAAATAGTGTTTTCGGTCTGAACAATAACATTCTTCTT